TGGTCCCGTGCGATGAATTTAGCACGTCGTGACGTTACGCCGAATTGGTCTGACAGTAATTTCACAATTGACGATGACCGACCACCCGCGCGAACGTTGGTCATGACGATTGAATCGACCTGTGTTAAGTATTGAGCGGGGATTGACTGTATCAGTCGTGAATTATCGTATGACGACGCGGCGAGGTAATCACGCAGTTCTTGAGAGTCAGCGTAAACGTTAATACCGAAACTTCGCATGTTGTCGGTAAACTTCTTTTCGTTTGCGGCACTGGCCGACAATACGAACTTACTCGCCAAACGATTGGACGCTTCGACGAACATTGGTGACGACCATTTGTTTTTGAGCAACGTCAGCGCATTGGTCAGAATGTCGACCCAATTGTCGCGAGTATTGATGACCGAGTCGGTTTGATATTGCGGTTCTAACGCACGAACCAACGGAACGATGTTGTCGCGAATATCCTTCGACACTTCACGAACCATTCGTTGCAACTCGGCGTTGTACGCGACACCAACCGCAACGGGCGCTTTGATACCTTTCGGTTTCTTGCGCTTCGTCACCTGGTTAAGCTGTTGCGTTAACAGTTCTTGACTAGTCGTTGCGGTCATCTAACCGTTCCATGATTGCATCGTGTGACATTCCAGCGTCACTTAACGCACTGTACGACTCGGCAAACCCCAAACCGTCCGTCACTTCACCAGGTGTGACCGCTTCTGGTTCGGTCGATGGTTCTTGTGTCATGTCGATAGGTTCGTCGAACATGTTACCTTCCTCAAGTTGTTCGAGTTCGTCGAGTTCATCGGCGTCGTATTGATATTCTTCGTTGGCTTGCAGCTCACGCATGACCTGTGAACGTTGAACGACACCCGCGTCAAGGTACGCGATATTCGTGTCGGCTTGCAGCTTGTTCGCTTGGGCGATTTCCACAGCGTTCGGCAATGATAGAGGGTTCCACACGTAGTCGTAACCGTCTGGCCAATAACCCAACGCGCTACGAACCATCACTTCATCTAGACAACGCATCGGTGACGACAGATAAGAACGTTGACCAGCTCGAATCGAATTGTTGTAATTACGGTCATCACCTTCACCCGTTGCGTTCATGCCTTTAGCGCTTGTACCGAACATACGCGTGACGGGGATATCTGCAGCACCACTGATCCAAGTCATGAACTGTTCGATGACTGGCGCAACACCTGACAGGTTCAACGTTTGTCGCTCAAGTGTTTCGTTCTCGTCCAGCAACGCCATTTGTATGTTGGACTTCATCATTGAAAATAACGCGTAACGGTCAATGATCGCTTGGTCTTGATCCGTGGCTAGCTCATCGGTCAACCCTTCACGTTTAATCGTGTCGATGTTGGCCTCTTGCATCAACTCGGCGATACCGTCTTTCGCGGCGACCATGTCTGATACGTCGTCGATACATTTGCGCAGTACCGAATCACCCCACCCTTGTGTTTGTTCCATCCAACGACGCGGTAAACGTTCACCGTCGAAACGTGCGAAGTGGGTCCAATGGACTTGCATCGAACCACCACGAATGGTGTAAAACTCTGGTTTGAGGTAATTCTCGGCGAGAACGTCCCACGTGTTGAGCGTTAGACCTTGCATGTCCCAACGGTCGAACACGAGTAAACGCGTTAAATCACCTTTTCGTATCGCGTTGACGTTAAGCGGTTTCGTGAGGTCTTGACCTGTGATCATCAATATCCCAGCGCCACCGTATAAACGTGCCCAGGTCGTAGCCTCTTGAACTTGGTTTGCAACCATCAGTTGTTGTTCGAGCGCTGAAATTTCTTCGGCTCCGTCCGACTTGATACGACGCCATTCACGCGTCATGTCTTCGGCTGGGATGTCACAAATCTTTCGTGCGATCCAGTTGCTCTGATAACAGCTATCGAGGGTCGCGTAATCTTGTAACAGACTTGGATACCATTGATTGTGTGACCGTTTTGATTTTGTTGTACCGAGACCAGACACGACGTTAATCAACCCATCGAGACTAGAACGCTTCGATGGTGACACCGCGAGTGTGGGCTTAGACGTATCTGTCATGTTGACACCATCCAATTTAATTAAAATACTAAGCTTACCAGTCTAACAGGGTAACTTATCGACATGAGAGCTAAAACATTAATCGAAAGAATATCACATTTTAACGCTGTACACACCGAGAAGTATGACTACTCATTGCTTAAAGAACCTATACGTTGGGATTCTAAAATAGAAGTCGTTTGTCCGAAACATGGCGCGTTCACGACTTTGGTAAACAATCACGCGCGCGGTGCGGGGTGCATCAAGTGTTCGCACACATATCAACCAACGCGCGCCGAGAGGATCGAAGCTGCGGTAAAAGTACATGGTGATAAATATAATTATTCAATGTTGCCCGATGACATAAAAGCGTCAACCGTAGTAAGTATCACTTGTCCCGACCACGGCACGTTTTGTCCCACTATAGCGAACCACATAAACCACGGGTCGGGTTGTCCAGTGTGTGCCAACGCAGTGAAAAGAACGAACGACAAGTTTATACGTCAAGCGTCAGCGGTACACGGTAACCGTTATGGGTACAAACATTACGACGAGGTCAGGGGTTATTCTAAAATATCAATAATATGTAGTTTACACGGTGAGTTCGAACAGACTGTTGACGCACACTTGGCTGGTAAAGGTTGTCAGTCTTGTGGCTCACACAGTGTCGACATGAACGAGGCAGCTGTCGTGTACATACTCAAAACAGACGGAATGTTCAAAGTTGGCGTAACGTCGAGGTTCAACAATAGAATGGTCCAACTCTACAGGTCAACGCCTTTCAGTTTCAACGTGGCTTACGTCAGGGAGTTTAAAACACGAAAGGAGGCGTTCGCTTCCGAATCTGAGATACTTAGTATTTTCCCGTCCGCCGGGTTGACTGGTTTTGACGGTGCGACTGAATGGTTGATAGGCGACCCGTGTATTCATTCTAATATCACCGCTTGACACGGTGCGCCACGGTGCGTATATTGACGGTATTGTCAATAACGACAGGTTAACGAGAGGGCGCGCGCGATGATTAACAAGTACATGGGGTTTTGAAGCACGTAGAAGATTTAACGGATAACACTTTTAACGTTTTCCTGGCGGGCGGCTTCCTTAGGGACACTGAACACGGTGCTGACCCTAAGGACGTCGATATAATGGTCACTCCGGTTGGGGATGGTTACGACGCTGATGATTTCTTGTGTTTCATATCAGACCTAGAAGGTTTCACTGTGGCGAAGGATTTAACGTGGTTAGCATGTTATTTGCCTGACATGGAAAAGCGTGGCATATCAGGCTTAATTATGGGGAGTCTGGTCGACGGTACAGACGTTCAGTTCATTATCTACAACGAAGCGCGCACTCAACAGTTCATAACCCGCGATATGGATATGAACATATGTCAAATAACTATGAGTTCAACGGGTGTTTTAGATAAGTCTCACGCGTACGTTGAAGGGTTTAAAAACCAACGAATCGAATGTCTACATGATTACAGTGTAAAACGTCAACGCTCACGGTTGCAACGTATGTCCGACAAATACCCTGACTTCACCGTTGTGAATATCTAACAAGTAACCAAACAAAACGCCCCGTAATGGGGCGTTGTCGTATCACAGTGTTTCAGCAATTGTCGCTCGTTTCTTGTCAAGCATCGTGTCGATGGCATCAATCATCGGGTCGACTTGGTCGTCGTGAGTCTTGAAGTCACTGGTCAAACTTTCACATTCCGCTAAAAAGTCGTTCAGCCATGTCGCATCACGCGGTAATTTCACATAACCTGATTCGATATAACCCTGAACGTCGATGAATCGTGTCAGTTTGTCGGTGTTACGTTGGATCGGGATGATTGGTATTCGTGGCGTTGCCAGTTTCTTCAACTGTTGAATCAAGCCCGTCCCGCTCGACTTGTCTTCGATAAGCATCTTACGCAATCGACCGTTTTTCAACTCTTTCGCTTTGTTCCAAAACGCAACGGCGCGACGTTTGAGTTCGTCGGCTTCCCACTTGCCACGGATCATGTCGATTAGATATAAATTACCGTCTTCACCCAGACCCCAATGTTCAAACACGCTGAAGTCGTTTCGTTCTTTAATCTTCTGAGCTGTATCACCAATGATGACGTGGTATTTCAATTTGGGTAACACATCGTACTCACCGAACCAATCCGATTTGATTAACGAACCACCTTTCGCGGTTGGCCGTTGTTGATAAAGTGCGTTCCAGGTTAACGACCCTGACGCTTTACATTGCTCAACGAATGAACGTGGCATACGTTCAGGGAACAGTATGTCGTTTTTCTGTCGTAACACGTACGTGATGTTGTTCAACGTGTGGGTTTCGGGTTCGTCAAAGTCCCATTCCATCGGAAACGATACGGTTCGCCATTGTTCACCGCCGTCTTGTGCGCGTTGTAATAACTGACCGGCTAAATCGTTCTTGTGCCAACGAGTCAAAATGATAATGATCCCGTTGATTTTCGGGTCACGCCGTGTGTAAAACGTCGTATCGTACCAATCAATAACGGTTTCTTGATACGTTGGTGATGACGCTTGTTTGTAATCTTTCGCGGGGTCGTCAATAATCCCGATATTCATACCTTGACCGGTAATACCACCACCGACACCAGCCGCCCTATATGAGCCACCAGTCAACGAACCGTCACCGTGGACTGTCTCCCATAGCGTAGCGTTGTTTGACGCACCACGGCTTGATGAGCGACCCTGCGTCATCTTATTGTTGGGGAACACCGCTTGATATTCTTGAGAATCGACGATACGTTGCGTGTCGCGTGACATTCGTTCGGCCAATGGCGAAGCGTACGACGTTGCGATCACATTCCATTTGGGGAATTTACCCATCGCGTACGCTGGGAAACGTCGCGACGCTAATTCAGACTTACCCGAACGCGGCGGTGCGAAAATCATCAGTCGTGGCGATAAACCCGCTTCGACGTCTAACAGGAATTGGTCCAGCTCGGCACAAACCAGTTCATTGAACCAACCCGTTTCGTAATCCGTCTTGGTGAACAACGTAAAGTCCATGACGGTTTTTGTCGCCTGGTTGACTGCACGTCGTCGCAGTTCTTCGTAAATGGCGTTATTCGACAATTTTACCACCCAATTGGTTATGGTAACGACCTAACCCGAGTTCTTTCAATTTCGTTTCGAGTTCTTCGTCGGTGATCTCTTTTACTTCGATTGGTTGACCATTTGGCCCGCTGATCTCCGAACGTTTCGGCGCGTCATATCCACACATATCGGTGATTTGTTTACGCGCTTGCATTTGGTCATGCAACGTTAATTCGATGCCATGTTTCGTTTGTTTAACGCCTTTGATGAGTTTATGAAACTTCGGGTCGATTTCACTCATCGACTTGACGACGATGGTCGATTGTCCCGCTGTCTCTTCACCCGTTTCGAGGTTCATCATGTCATCGTTGTTGGTATAGAAATTCATCACGTCGAAAATCGTAGCGTTCGCAATGTCCGTTAAATCACTGAGAATATCTTCACGCGTCATGACGGCACGAGCGAGAGATGGTGACGGTTCGGTCTTGAATGATTCGATTAATATGCGTACGCGAGGATCGGCTAGGATTTGAGACGCTAAATCTTTACGATTCGCTTCGTTACGACACTTACCGCCAGCGACACGATGTGCTTCGGCGGGTTTCATTCCTGCCAATGTATTTATCGCAACGCCTTGTTTTAATTTGGTTAAACCGTCGAACATGGTCAATTGTTCATCCGTTAACGTCACAGTCCTCCCGTCTAATGTCACATTCATATCAATAGCCCCTTGGTAATAGTGTTCCAATAATGCCACATACTGACCCTTATCGCCACACACCCCGACAATACCCCAGCAATTCTGAAAAATGAGGTATCGTAAGTTATTGATAGTTCCACCTTATTTTACATTACCTCTATACCCCCTTAATATATAACATTACACCATAGTACTATACATAGTGGTACAACATAGTATATATACATAACATAAGTAATAGTATTAATGTTGATAATTACTAATAGAGACTCCAAAAACACGGGGTATTGGAGGTTTTGAGGTAAAGCCGCGCCAGTACTGGGCTACAGCGTAACCCCACTGTGGGGGTATCCCAGGTAATTGAGGTAAACTGTACATGTTCATATCATAATGATATACTAATCTGACGAATTGAACGGAGTTTAATATTTATGCCTACTTATTTTTTCAGCGATGGGCGACCATCACGTCATCCGATAACACGCGAACACGCCATCGAAGTTAAATCACCGCGTTACAACAACGGTGAAAAATGTCCAACGTGTAATATCGTGACGCCGAAATATACGTCGAACGGTAATTGCATACACTGTTGTCGTAAAAATGCGCTCAACTTTTATAACTTTTATAAAGGCGCTCCCCACGTATGGACAGATGAAGATACGGGTGAACATTTAGCGCAACCCGAACGCAACGGTAAATTAATGGTTATTGACGACGGCACTTGGTCGCACTGGTCGAAAATAGCTAACATGATTAAAGACGACCCGATTTACACGGTGTCTATTGAAGCGTGTAAACAACACGGTCATATCGGCGTTAAACGTTTGGGTAAATGTCAGGAATGCTACACGATTAAAAACGAACCATCGCCGAGGCAAGCAGCCATCGCGAAAGGCGAGAAATACTTCCTACCTCGTAACCCATGCCCAAGGTGTCATACTATCGCACCAAAGCGTATCAACGGCTCAGTGTGCACAGGTTGTATTGACACCAATGTGACATTAACCGATGGTCGCGAAACGCCCGACACGATAATGATGCGTGACGACCCTCTGATGATCATATCGAAGCAAGACGCCGATGACTTCGGATTCAAAGTGTACCGCACGGGCAACCCATGCCGTAAAGGTCACACAGGTTGGCGCTACGTATCAACCGGCAACTGTATCGACTGTTTAAAAGAAGGATAACTATGATGAGTAAGGGACGTATGAAGCTAAAAGCGTATAGTGATAATAAATTCGTATTCAATGTCACTAGCAGTTTAGATAGTAAAACATTGCTTGATCAAGATATGACGCTAGAAATGGTAAACGGTAAATGGTTGGCGTCGATTGCTTTCGATGATTTTCCGTCGCAGGATACACCGTCGGCGGCGGTTAGTAAGTTGTCCGAGTGGTTGATCACATTGTCAAACGCTTGTGATTCTGAATCTATTAAACATCTCGATCTTGAAAGACTGACCAACACTATTAAATTTTAACCACAATAAAAAAGCCCGCACGTGCGGGCCGTAACATAACGTGACGTATCATTTCATACGCCAGTTGTCGTACAAGTAAATACTTATCCCGAAACACACCGCACCAAACACTGCGACCGCTGGTATTAACATTAAATACATCATTTCATACCCTCCAAGACGCCGCGCGCCCATTCTTGTAAACGAATCAATCTGTCACGTGTATCCGTAGCGATACGCCCTTGTTCAGCCGCAACGCTACCAGCCGTCGCCGCACCTTCGTAGCGTGGCATCAACACGGGTTTAATCATTAGGTCGTTGCTCGGCGGTGTGAGCGTCAACGGTGGGGAGGGCTGAGTTAAGGATTGAGAGCAACCCGCTATTGTCAATACACTCAACAATGCGAGGAACCTCAACGATTTTGGTGCGGTACTTATCGACATATTCTGTCACCTTCTCAATACGTACCGTTGCGGCACGTTTCTGTTCAACGAGTAACGCCGAATCGCTATCACGTAATTTAACCGCAAGTGACTCCACGCTCTTATACATTGCAACGCGTTCGGTCAACGCATCACGTTCAGCTTCAACTGTGGCAGTATGTTGCCCATACGCGAAAGCGCCCCATAAGGACGCCCCCACTGTAACAACCACCGCAACGTAATTATACGGAAACGGTATCATAACGAGTTACCTATTCGATTGAGTACGACTTGTTTAGTTCGCCGAACTTCATCACCAGTGTAACCACTGTAGCGACACCAGTTGGTTAACTCTTTACGATGCCCCATAGCTTTACGTTCGCTACAATTTTCAGTATCTCGAAAATACTGTTCGACCCTTTTTTCAAGTTCGACGGCGCGTTCGTCGACTTTAAACTCTTGCTGAAACAAACGGCGGAACTCTTCAACGTTAGACATTATCATCACCCCTACCACGACCAATCCACCAAACACCGAACCAGCTCGGCACGGCTAACGCGACAGCTAACAACATTTGAAAAATATTCAAAGGTGGTATAGCAACCACCACAACGATCAACAGATAAGCGATATACAATAATAAATATTTCATGACAAAGGTTCCTTAATATCCATCCAACTAACCACACCAACCATTTCGCCGCGAATATACCCGTCGTATGTTTCGCACTCTTCCGATTCGGCGTTACCCATTGTCGATGATTCTTGCCAGTACCTATGAAGTGTCGATGTGACACAAGCATAAGCGTACGTTAACCCGACCGATTTTGTCATGACGGGCAGCGGTTTTGCAGTGCGCCAACGATTATCGTCAATCAATGGTAATCTTTCGGTGCAATCGACCCATGCTGTGACCGGTGTGTGAGTCGTAAGTTCATCAAAGTCGAACACCAGTTTATCGAAATCGTTAATCGCTTGTACGATCGGTCGAGTGTCGACGTCATTTTCAAAAGTGGCAACGACATCACCGAACGAATCGACCATTTCACCATTGTTTGTAATTTTGACTGGTAGCGATAAAGTGCTGGTGATCTTAATCATCGTCCCATTCTCCCCGCGCACCATACGCATTGTTTAACACCAGGCACCGCGTCACGCCGCCCTTGTGGAATTGGTTCGTCACACGACTCGCAATGTGTCGCACTCTCACCAACGTAACGTTGACGATTAGCAACCGCCACACTTAACAACTGTTGTTCACGGTCTACCGTGGTATCGATAAAATCAGACATATAACACCCCTGCGTAACTAAATTTTTGACACGCCGCTAATAATAATCCCGCGGCTAACGAACCTA